ATGTTTTGTTGCCTGCACGCTAAGCTGTATATGTCCGGGTTCCGCCCGTAAAGTCCACCATTCTCCGTTTTACGAATGGCTACCGTCCTTTCGGGCACCTCTGGAGCCCTTTATTACAAGCCTGCTGGCACTTCTGGCACTTTCAAGGCTGCTGATGTTGCCAACGGCAGCAACACCATCAATGTTGGCGCTTTCCTGAACTTCAAGGTAGACGACAAGGTTTCGTTTACTGCTGGCGGCGGCACGCTACCTGCCGGTCTTAGCGAGGGTACGGATGTCTTTATCCGCACTTACACCGCTTCCACTGGTGTCGCTACTTTTGCTTCGACTGCAGGCGGCTCCGAGCTGGCTTTGACCGATGACGGTACTGACGGCACCAGCGACTTCACCATCAAGTTCAGCGAGTTCCAGTCAGTCGCAAATGTCCGTTCTTGGTCGTTTGAGGTAACTCGCGAAGAGATCGACACCACCAGTATTGGTGGAACGCTTGGTCAAACCGCTCCGTTCCGCACCTTTATTTCTGGTTTTGCCGATGGTTCCGGCTCTGCTGAGGTGTATTTCACCGATGACGACACCGCTATTGCTAGCCGTCTGATTGAAGACGTGACTCAGCGTAAGCAAGCTGGTGCAACCTTCAAGCTCTACATGGACACGGTGCTGTCTTCTGGAACGCCAGATGACACTAAGAGCCGGTCGATTGAGCTTGAGGCCGTGCTGACTTCTGCGAGCTTTTCCGTTACTCCGGATGATGCTCAAACTGTGTCAGTCAGCTTCCGTCCGACTTCTGCTCCTACTTTCGACTTCTCTAAGACTTGATTTTGGGTTAGCGGCAGAGCCCCTGGCATTTGTCGGGGGCTTTTTTAATGCTAATGTAGTAGCACAATCAATCGGATATTCATGGCACTTCGCGCCATTGATCGCCTCAAGAAAGCAGCCAATCTGGAAGCAGTTAAGAAAACGGTTGAGCTTTCAGACGGCACCGAGTTTGAGATGTGGGTGACGCCGCTGACGATGGCAGAGCGCGAGAAAGCCCAAAAGCGTGCTGGATCGGATGATGCCAATGCGTTTGCGCTCCAGCTGCTGATCACTAAGGCACAAGACGATGCTGGTCAGGCACTGTTTGCCCCTGGTGAAATCGACGTTCTCAAGCACGAGGTGAAGGATAAAGACCTTCAAGCTTTGATGCTGGCAATTCTGACCGACGACGAAGAAGAGGCAATCGACCCAAAATCCTGAGCGCCGAGCTTCGGAAGGATAACTGGCTCATGCTTCAGTTTGGCGTTGCCAAAGAGCTAGGCATGAGCCTTACGGGGCTTAGGGCGACGATGACGGCGGAGGAAATCATTGGCTGGAGCGCATATTTTCAAGTGTTGAACGAGGACCAAGAGAGGGAGTTAGCAAAGGCCCGCAGGCGCAGGTAGAGTGTTGAAATAGGATTCGGTCGTTTTCTGTGGCTACTTACTCGGGGACTATTGACCTTCGGGTAACGGGTAACGCTGAGCAAAAGGCGGAGTTAATAAAAAAACGTATAAATGAAATCAAGGATATTGCAAACACTCTCAAGCCTGTTCCGAATTTATTTGACAAAAGAGGTAATGATGCGATTGTTAAGGCGAAGGAAGAGCTTAAAAAGCTTGTAGGGCAGTACGGCAAAGGCACAGGATCGGGAAACAGGTTTTCTAACACCATTGCGGGTTTAAATCGCCAGCTTGGCGGTTTTAATCGTATCTTGAGCAATGTAAATATCAAAAGTGATGAGTTTACTCAAGCTCTTGCTGCTTCCGAAAAGGTTTCCCGGCGCTTAGCTCGGGCTGAGGCAGAAAGGCTAAGGGTTCAAACTCAGATCAATACTGCTAACACCGTTGGTCGAGCAACATCAGTTCAAGAAACGCTTGATCTTGGCAAGATTATTCCAAAATCAGTCGCAGGATTAGAGTTTTATCAAAGAGAGCTAGAAGATACGCTGCGAAGTGTGCGAATTGGTTCGCAAGATTATCGAGAGCTTGCTCGTGCAATAGCTGATGTCAATCGACAGCTTGCAGTTGCTCAAGGCCAGGGGCCGGTTCAAGGACCAGCGCTTCCTCCAGGCTTTAACGAAAGCGGACGCATTTCTCGCCCTAGCCGTAGAGGAAGTCGTTTTCAAGACATCGCGACAGGCGCAGGTTTCCCGCTGCTGTTTGGCGGGGGTCCGCTCCAAGCATTGGCAGGTGGCGTTGGTGGAGCGCTTGGAGGGCTTGGGGGATCTATTGCTGGGTCTGCGATTGCGTCTCAGGTCGAAGCTTTTGCGCGAGCTGCAGCCGAGACAGGCGTAGCACTAACATCAACTTCTGGAGCCTTAGAGCTTGTACGTGAAAAATCGTTGTTTAGCAAGGAAGAGAATAGAGAACTTGCTGCGCAACTAGAAGAGCAAGGAGACGCCGCTGGCCTTGCCAAGCTTCTTACCGAAGAATTGTCGCTTGCTATTGGCAACAATGGTGTTAAAGCGTTGCAAGATCTAGGTAATACAACTAAGGAGACGACAAGGCTTTGGAATTTATTGACAACACAACTGTTCAAATTGATTGCTGGTCCGCTTAACCAGTTCTTGAAAATAGTAAATCAAGTGCTGGGCGGAATAACAACTAGAGGTCGTTTTGAAGGTCTTAGTCAGGATCTGTCTGGCAACGAAGCGTTTCAGGCTGCAGTAAGGGAAAAGAGAAAAGCTCGTGGCAGGGGCGCGCAACTTGGCTCTTTACAAAGAGAGGACCAGCTGGATCTGCTTGCGCGAGCACAGGCTGGGGAGTTTGGAGCGCTGCCGCGAACTGCTGCTATTCCTGTTACACCTGAAGATCAACGTAGTTTTGCGTCAAGAACAACAGGCGCTGAGCGGCTTGGTAAAAGGACTCGGCAACAAAACGCAGCTGCTGCAGACAGACTTGCACTTTCAGAAGCTGAACTTCGTATAGCCAAAGAAACCAGTGAGCTTTCGAAGATAGATCTTGAGTTTGACTTAAAGCGGACAAAGGTGCAGCAAGAATATGCCAAGTTAATTTCTAAAGCCTTGTCTGATCAAGAGAGAAGAAGGCTTGGAAAAGCACAAGAGCTTGATCTTGAGCTTTTAAGTGTTCAAAGAAACGAGAAAATCAGCGAACACATGCGTGATCAATTTCAGTCTGCTATGCAGCTCAATGATGAGCTTTTGCAGGTTGTCCCAAACGTCACTGAACTCAGCGATGAATTTAAGTCTTTAGCCAACACTATCAACAATGAAATCATCAACGGCATTGAAGGAATGATTGATGGAACGAAGACTTTAGGGCAGGTTGCCAGCAGCATGTTGAAACAGATTGCTAATCAACTGCTTCAAACTGCAATCATGGGGCCATCAGGCTCTGGTGGTATTGGCGGAATGTTGCTGTCAGGTATCAGTTCAATCTTTGGCGGCGGCGGTGGCGGTGGTTTTAAATCTCCTAGCGTATTGACTAGCGGCCTTGATTTTTCAGGAGCTTTTGCTGGTGGCGGTCGTCCTCCTGTTGGAAAAGCGGCGCTAGTCGGTGAGCGTGGTCCTGAGTTGTTCGTCCCACGGTCTAGCGGCACCATCGTTCCAAACAACGCAATCGGCGGCAGCACCAATGTTGTGGTCAATGTTGATGCTTCTGGTACTGAGGTCCAAGGCAACCAAGGCAATGCTGATCAGCTTGGTCGCTTGATTGGTCAGGCAGTGCAGGCAGAATTGATTAAACAGAAACGGCCTGGAGGGCTTCTTACTCGCTAATGGCTACGTTCCCTAGTTACAACCCAGCTCCTGGTGCCAGCAAGCGCAGTCAGCCAAGTGTGCGAAACGTTCAGTTTGGCGATGGATACAGCCAACGTCTACGGTTTGGCTTGAATACTGACCTTAAAACTTGGAGCTTGCGGTTTGCTGTGTCGGAGGAAGACGCTGATGAGATTGAGACGTTTTTAGAGGCAAGAGGTGGAGCGGAACACTTTGACTGGTCTCCGCCTGACGATACTGCGACATACAAATGGATTTGCCAAGATTGGAACAAGACAATTCCTTTCCCAGGCAGAGCAGAAATCTCAGCAACTTTTGAGCAAGTAATTGAACCATGAGCGAAGGCAACGTTTACGAAGAGCTTCTTAACTCAAGCCCGTTTGCGGTTATTGAGCTGTTTGAGTTGCGCACCTTTGAAGCAATGCACGGTGCTGATGAAACGTACTACTTTCACGCTGGTCGCAATCGCAAAACAACAGAGCCCTCGGCTTCTGATGACATTCTTAGCGCATACTCTATTTATTACGACGGCCATACTTATATGCCGTTGCCGATCGAAGCAAAAGGATTTGAGTATAAAGCCGATGGTGGATTGCCGCGTCCTACTATTCGCATTGCCAACACCAACAGCAGCATTACATCTCTCCTGCTCAGCGTTAATCTAATTACGCCAGGAAATGATTTGAATGGAGCGCAGGTAATACGGCGTAGAACGTTGAGCCGGTTTTTAGATGGCAGCAACTGGGAGGACGGGGTTAATCCTTATGGGACGCCGAGCACGTCTGCCGCAGCACAGATGCCTGCTGAAACATATTACGTCGACCGAAAAGTTAACGAGACTCGGGATTTTGTCGAGTTCGAGCTAACCTCATCGCTTGATTTGGCAAACGCAAGGGCTCCGCGTCGTCTTGTTATGCAAAATCTCTGCCAATGGGTGTACCGAGGCAGAGAGTGTGGATATACAGGCACTGACGACTTTACGCCGCAGGGACGCCAAGTTGTAAGGACAGCCGCTGCGAGTTACACCTATGGCAGCGGTCAAGACAAGCTTACCGCTGGTAATCAGCTGGACATCAATGAAGCTTTGGTGTCTACCAACG